CCCCCCTATACCTCTGAGCTTTCGAGAAATATCGGGGCACCGGCACGAAATTATTTTCACTTTGGAATAAGCATCCCGTTCGCATCGAATGTGTACGGATTGCTTTCGCGTATAATTCGTTGCCTTCCGTCGTCGTTCTTGTGCTCGTCTCTGTGGCAAGCCCAGCAGAGTGACACAAGGTTATTCGGGTTCATTGAGATGTTCGGATCGAAGACGTTGGTCTCGGTCAAGTGAATCTTGTGATGTACTTCCGTCGCAGGCTGACCACACTTCTGACATAGATATCTGTCACGCATCAGGATCCCGTCACGAACATTCCGCCACTCTTTTGATTTATAAAATTTCCCGATAATATCTCGACGATGTTTGTGTTCCATAATTTACCAACTAAAAACAGAGCAGCTCTTTCAAACCGCCCTGCATTTAGGGGAAACACAGAAGGCAATCTCTGTGAACGAAATGAGGAAGTAGGAGAACATAAAAGCAGGCATAAAAAAAGGACAACTGAAATTTGCGTTCAGCTGCCCGAGAAAAAAGAAGGATCATGTCTGTGTTTTTACATACTTCTACCTATACAGATTTTATCACAAAGTATTAAACTAAGTCAATATGTTGTGGATAAATTGTGGAGAACTACCATATATTGGAGAAACCTTTCTTTGAGTAGTCCGGATATAGACCATTTGCTTCAAAGAACGGAACAACCTCATGACACCATTTGCCCTTGTAAATTCCGGCAGGCTTCCATGTACGATATCCCCAGTCAATGATAAAATCTCCGCTGTTGATGTAATAATCATATCCGCAATTTGGCTGATTGTATTCGACCGACCACGGATCGCTGTCCTGTTGAGATAGAACGTTTATGAGTTTGTACCGGTTCCATAAGCCACACATGAGAGAGACTTCATACTCGCTGCCATGTTTCCGAAGCTTAAAATCTTTTAGGTCTGTTTCGAGATCTTCCGGATCATAAGACTGTTCGAAGTTAAAGCAAGCAATCTTTCCGATCAAGTGATCCGCTGCATATTGTATTCGATTTCGGTCTACTGGCTTCCGGATAAAACAATCGTCAATCATCAAAAGAATTTTATCACTCTCGATCTGTTTGAGAGACTCCCTGATACGGACAGTCCATTTATCGAGCGGATAATTTACGGATATAGTTTTGTAAAGTGAGTTATTTACTGTTTCCGTCAGATAAATGACTTCCGGGTGTCCGTACCAGTATTTTTCCAAACACCATGCGAACGGCAGAAAAGTCTCTTCGTTTGCGTCGCAGGATAAAACTACAATCTTCATGCTTTAGCCACCAGATTCGCGCTGATAAGAGCAAGAGCTCTGTCTCTGCGCATTTTCAATTTTTCGCCTTTAGGGATATATCTCTTAAGTTCGAGGTCGTTGTAATTCTCAACGGCAACAACGTCAAGGAACTCCATATCCGGACTGTATGCGTGCGTAGGCTTCGTGTCTCCGAGTATTTCTCGCCATTGTTTTATTATGTCGTTGTTCCGGCAAGGAAGTCCTTTGAAGTGCGGTATGCAGTCATAAATTTTCTGAACATCAGCTTTTTCAACATCAAACGGAATAATATAACCGTTCTTGCCATCTCTAAAGCCTATTTCCGGCAAAACAGAGATCGGAGTCGTCAGTACCGGAGTTCCAAGCTCTAATGCTTCGGCAAGCGTATAACAGAAACTTTCAATGTCCGATAGTTGCACAACGTAGTCGGCTTTTGCAAAATAAGCTCTGACATCAAGTGTTGCCGGACAATGCACTACACCGGGAATAACCTGTTTGAGCGGTTGGTTTGAGAAAACAAGCCATACGAACGGGATATTCTTACTCCGAAACAATTTTGCGAGTTTGTATATACGTTCTTCGCCTTTTTCCCAAGTCAACCGGCAAGCCGAGACGAGCAACAGAGTTTTTTTCGGTTTATCCGGATCTGTCAGATTTGGTATAACTTGATAGCTTAAATGTTGGTCCGCAAAAGAGTCGGCTGCTGCCTGTGAGACAAAAACAAGCTTGTCGTAATTCCTTTTGATTACCCAGTGCCATTTTCCCGAAGATGCAAGCTGACAGGTGTGCGACATTTGGATAAGCTCTTTATATTTGACATTTCTCGGCATAACATCTGTGAGCCGAATATTTATTGCCGTGTTACACTGGATAAGTTTTCCGTCGTTTCTTTTAACCTGGACATATTCAGCAAGCCGGATAATCTGCAGGCCGTCCATACGGTCAGTGTAGAGGACAAGGATATCGTAATACTCACACATTTCTTTGCAGAAGTTGTAAATAAAGGTTTCTATGCCTCCGATGGTAGCAGTATTTCCGCAATAGACAACTATCTGCGTTAAGATCTCCGGTGTTTCCGGTTGTTCCGATATCTGAATATTATCAAATTCTCCGTTTAATTTTCTGTCAGTCAGTCCGCCTTTTACACCGCTCCGATAAAAGTAAACAACATCAGAGACATAGGTTTTACTTTTCGGTATCGGTAAGCGTTTAAGAAAATCATCGTCTTCTGCAACAGGCATATTTTCGTTGAAGGTCATGCCGTCAATATATGAGCGCTTAAACACCCTGTTCCAGACGCAGCGGTTGTATGGGTTAAACTCGTCCGTCTCTGATGCGATTATCTTTCCAAATCTTCCGTCAATAGATTTCCACGACAGATATACCGTGTCCGGATTTGTTTCAATAGCCTTAAAGACCTTCGAAATGTAATCGCTGGAAAGAATATCGTCTGCATCAACGAAAGCTATATACTCTCCGGAAGCCTTTTCAAGTCCGAGATTTCGAGCTGAAGATACTCCGCCGTTATTTTTATAAAAGACCTTTATTTTGGGATATGGTGCCAAGTACGGAAAATCAGATCCGTCATCAACAATAATAACCTCAACATCGTCTGTCAGCTGCGGAGCTATACCGCGCATCAGATCATCAATATACGGTTCCGCGTTATAGCACGGAATAATAAGACTTAATCTATACATCGTTGTCCTCCATTTTGCAAAGCATACTTAAGCCGTTATTCCGAAGTCGATAAACATACTGTATCGAACAAGTCATATCTTTGGCTATGCTTTTTATTGATTTTGAGCATAAATAATACTGGTTTAAGACGAAATATTCTTTTTGTGGCAGGATAATCAACTTCCGAGCAATCAGCGAACGAATATCAATCAAGGTTTTTACAACCTTCAGGCGCTCGCGCTCATAGTGATCGATTTCCGACAATGCTTCAAGCATCTGGTCCATCGGAGAAGTCTGAACCTTGTCCTTGTCGTAGCGTATGCCGGACGGAAGCAGACTGTAACGGAGTTCCTCAATATGCCTCCGGATCTTCTGCTCTTTGCGGATAAGGTTTCTAACTCTCCCCAGATAAATTGACATTTCTTTTTGGCTCATGTGTTTTCTCCTTACATAGCAGCTCCCGATCGGTTGCTCCCTGATCGACAACTATAAAAAAGGTTTTACAGTTTCGGCAAAAGTAGTCATGTGTTATGTGATTGTGTGACAGTGCTTCGGAACACTTAGGACAGATCGGAACATTGAGTTGGATAGGATAAGTCATTTTCCCTCCCAATCTTCGCAGCTGCACTTGTAAGGCGGATACTCGCCGTATATCTCGCTCTCTATGTTGCTGCAATAATTCTCGTCTCTTTCATCGTCAAGTGCATAATATCGACAGTTCTCGCAGACATTGTACGGATCTTCCGTCTCTTTATCCTCTCCGCGATATTCCCGCTTAACCTCAGACTCCCACTCTTCGCGCTCTTCGTCGTTGCCGTATCTACGGTAATCGTTTAAAATTGACATTTATTTACCTCCGATATCTTCTATGTGTTTGTCTATGATTCTCAAAGAATACTTTAACCCTGCACACCACTTTAAAAAGCTTAAATTTACATCACAATAATTGAGTTCTTCGCAAACTGTTTTTGATATCTCTGCCTTAATATCTTCAATCACTGCCATCGGAATAGTCGGGTTTTCTTTTTCACATAATTCAACATGATAGGCTGTGGCTTCTGCTCCGTCTTTCCAACCTTTGTTGTAGGCTTCCTTCGGCTGAACACTCGGCAACCCCTTTAATCTATCCCCGACCATTGAGATATATTCCTCAATCGTTATATCAGTTATATCTGCGGTCAAGCACATTTCAGCATCTTTGCGACTTATGCAATCTTCGTCTGAATTGCTCTGCTCTATTGATTCTTTATGCTTGTCGATAATCTGTAAGCAGTGATAATAGGCTTTCATTTCCAATGCATCTGCTTTGTTATCAGCATACCATTGTATCTCTGCTCTTATCTTCTCAAGAATATCGTTTGTCATTCCTTATCCTCACTTTCTACCTTATCTGCTTCTATGATTGTTTCTGCTATGCCAATATCCTTATATGTATTTCCGATAGGTTCTTCAAGTACAGCATCAGCATCTATCAATCTTCCGTGTCCTTTTGGAAGTGGTGTGCCATTGTGAATGGCTTTCCATTCTTTGCAAAATATTAATGCGCCATTTTTCCAATCTCTTGATTGAATGTCATTGTAGGTTTCTTCGGGAATCTTAATTAGTAACTCTATATCTGCCATATTTATTCCTCACTTTCTGCCTTACTATGACAAAATCCATACGCTGGGCATTCTTCTATGCACTCTTCATATTCCATGCACACTTCATCAAGAGTAGGTCTATTATCTTCCAAATATGCTTCCATTTATTTCTCCTTTTCTGCCGTGTACTTGTCGATAATTGCTAATACATCTTTACGCTCAACATATACTGTATCTTCGCCCTCGAACATCTTGTATGTTTGTACTTCTTTTATCTCAGCTCTTATCTTTTCAAGTACATCTGTCTTGGGCTTTGGTGTGACGGAGGGAAATTCATCCTTGTTATCCTGTATGAATAAAGCCGCCATTATGTATGGAGAACCTAAACCACTCCTTTTCTCATTCATAAAATCTGCAACCTTACATAACCTTTCTACTGTAGCCTGTCTGCTAATACAATCCTCTGATGCGATAATCTGCATCCACTCACGGATTGACTTGCCGTTATACAGAAAATCATCAAGTGCTTTTTCTGCTACGTTTTTCGCCATTTCTTCGTATGTTGGAAATTCAGCCATTATTTTCCTCCTTTTCTTCCATCTTTGCTCCGCAATGGCAATATGGATATTTATTTATCATTCGACTATCTTCTATCCGACCACATTGTGAACACTTTGCTATAAAATGTTCACAATCATCTATAATTATCCAATGCCCTGTCTTTGGCTTTGGCTGAATACCTAACAATTCAAGTTCGGGTTGCCACCACTTCTTTAGCCACTCTTTTTTGTAGACAACATAATCTTTGTCGGAATATTTAAGTGCGCCTTTTTTTAATCGTAAAGTTATACAATCACAAGGCTCTTGTTCGAGTACTTCAATTGCCGTTTCGAGTGCTTTGAAACATTCTTTGTCAGTATTTACACAAGTTGGAAACTTCTCGCAATTATGGCAAAAACTTTTTAATTTTGTTATCGCTTCTTCTCTTGTCATTTCTTCCCCTCCATAGAACGATATAACGGTCTCTTCTCGTTTACTATGCCTAAAAGCCAGTCAGCCGATACGTTCAGCCTCACACAAGCTTTTGCGATTGATAAAGGGTTTAGCTGATTTGAGCTACGATAAAACGTTTTTCTATCCACTCCGATAAATTCAGCCACATCCTTTTTCGACACACCTTTATCGTCGCAGGCTTCGTAAAATCTATCCCAAAAGCCATATATAAGACTTTGCCTTCTCATATCAATTCCCCCATTTATCTACCAATCTCTTCCAGATATTAAAATCAATTTTAAGGTCCGAAAACTCGTCTTTATTAGTTCCGACAACAATGATCGTTCCGACCAACATATCCATACCGACAAACATATTCGGTTCCAGTTTTCTCAGCTTTCCTTCTTCGTTGCAGATAATCGTAAAGTCGTCAAAGGTTACAGTCTCAATATATCCGCCGACCGTTCTCTGCAAGTTTTCAAGCGTATTGCTGATATTTGTTACATGACCGTACTTCTCGTCTGGTCTCTTAACTATTGCTCTTATCTTTCGCATATTATTCCTCCTTTGTCATTTCCTTTCCCTTATCATTCAAAATATGCCATGTAGTCCAATCAACAAAAGTTCCGCATCTGGGACACTGTTCAATATCGAGTTCCCCTGCGTACTCGTCGAAGGAATATCCGCATACCGGACAATACCCATCGTCAAGCAATCCTTTTATATCTAATGGTCGTTTATCAAAAAGTGAATACTGTCCGTCCATAATCAATCCTTAAAATAACTTTGTCTGCGTGCCGGTGTTCGTCTCCCTCCACTCCGAATCGCAATACTCATTTACCGCCTCGAGCATACGCTTCAGGAATTTATATTCTTTCGTTCCCTTCTGTTGCGTCTTCAGGAGATCATTTCCGAAGTCAGTAAACTTGTCATATTCAAGCGGAGTGTTCGGCTTATTGTTGAAGTAATACTTCCCCAGCTGCCAGCCCTTGTTTATAAGTTCGTATAAAACTCTTGCTTCTGTTTCGCTCAAAACGGTATATCCTCCATCATTTCGTCAGTCACTTTCATAAATTCCGACTTTAAGTAGAATTTGGTAAACTCGTTCGGTGTGTCGGAGATCCTCTTGCTGAAGTCCGAAAAATATAAGTCCATATCCCCTAAATGACCGGTCATTCTGTTTTTTGTTATTTTTAAGACTCTAAGGTCGTTCTGATTTCGCGTTTTATCTCTGTCATAGCTCATAACCACATCAACGCGGTTTGTTATGTCAGCTGATCCGGAGACATCATCATTGTCAAATTCATAATTTGATTTGCGTGGGTGAGCTACCAGAACAATGACCATGTTGTAAGCTTTGGCTATCTTTGCAAGTTCTCCGACAAATTCACTCTGTTTCCGATACAAGCTCTCGTTCGTATCAGCTGAGATCGCGGTCATCAAGTTGTCGATCAGGGCAAGCTTTATGTCCTTTTTGACTATAGTGTCCTTAAGTACGGTCAGCAGATCCTCGAGTTCATCAGTCTCAACAAGCTGATTGTTAAAGATGAAAAGCCGCTGATTGTAAAAGATCTCACATTCTTCGACCTGGCTAAAGGTTGGGTGTTCTTTTCCGGATAACTGTCTGTCGAGCCAATCTTTAACCCAGAAGTCCGGAAGTTCTCCGGAATAGATAAAACAGTTCTGATTCTGAGAGAGTGCTTCACAGACAAATTGCGAACCGAGTGTAGATTTTCCAGCTCCCCTTTTTCCGGTTAAGAGAATAACTTGTCCGTACATAAACCCGCCTTTTAATATTTTGTTGAGCTGCTTAAACCCAGTTTTTATCTTCGGAATATCGTCAATATTGACCTTTTCAATTTCCGCTGCGTTTCTGACCTGTTTACTTAATACCGGCTCCGCATTATCAACCGCATTTTTCAGAGCTTCTTTTCCGTGATGTAAGAGAATATCGTTCGCATCTTTTTCACCGAGATAATCTTCCGGTCGAACAATCTTAACCTTCTTGTGACTTCCGAATCGGTTCTGAACCATATCAACGAGGGTTATATGTCCTTTTTCACAGTCTCCGAAGATAACTATTTCCTGAAACTTATTTACCCAGTCGTAACAATGCGGTATCCATGTTGAGCCTAAAGCTCCGGTCGGTACCGATACGGCATTTATGAGGCCTGCTTCAATACAAGAGAGACTGTCAATCTGTCCTTCCGTAATGATTAAACGCTGAAAGTCTTCACACTGATCCATACCGAACAGTATCGGCATACAGTCAGTTTCGCACCACTCTTTTGAGCCCTTTGTCTCGCCCTTCACAAAATCAATGTTCCGATACTTGATAAATTTCACATTTCCGTCAGGATCTTTAAAAGGAAACACAAGCACGTTCTCCGTGTCCTTTTTGATTGATAGTGCATATTTCTCGCATATAGCTTTAGATATGCCTCTATGCCCCATATACTCGATAACTTTGTTCGGAGGCTCTCGGTATTCAAGCTTCTGGAAACTCCGGAACCGGTTATTGTGATAATCGCGGTTGGTGTATCGGTCAACTTCTTCCGACAATGAAAAACCGAAGTCCTTTGAGAGTGTTATCATGTTTCCTTTGACGTTGCAGGAGGCTCTTAAGCAATTAAACTGTCCGGTGCTTAAGTTAATAGCGAATTTTTCTCTGTCCTTTGTCTGGTTTCCACAGTATGGGCATTTAGTAAAGACAAGCTCATTTCCTTTGACTTTTGCCGGTATTCCAATGTGATTACGGAAGCGAAAAGCATCGTCTTTGTTAAATTCATAAATACTCATGTGTCGCTCCTATATTCTTCCGGTGTTTCGTCTTCCAACTCAGCAAACCATCTTGAAACTAATTGCCCGTGCCACATAACCATGTCATCATCTTCGGTATCGTCTGACTGCGAAGCAGATTTTTTTTCTTTTACTTCTTTATCTGTTTCTTTATTATTCTTTAAGTGTGTATCATCTGCTGTACCATTTGGTGATAGATTCGCTGTATCATCTGGTGTCCGTTTTGGTGTCCGTTTTGGTGTCTGTAGTTTTTGGTAATTGTCATAATTTACAATGGTTACAACTGTCCTATTTGGGTGTACGTTTAGGTGTATCATTCCGTCTTCTTCCAGCTGTATCAAAAAACGTTTAACTTTGCCACGCGACCAATGCCAACGGTTTCCAAGCTGCGTGATACTTAAACAAACGTCTCCTCGTGTAAATGTAGTCAAACTACCTCTCCACATTTGCTTATGAGTTGTATGTTCAGCTATAAGTAATAAATCTATCCAAGCATGGAAATCTGAAAAACATTTCTCCTTATATACCCAATGGTCTAACAATGTCCTATGTAATAAGATCCACCCTTCTTTAGCCATAATCACCACGCTCCAACTTCTGTTTTAACTCCCGATACAACAGTTCTTTTATCAGCTTTCCGCTGACTTCATGTTTGCAGAATATTAATCTGATCGAATACCTGGCTGACCACCCAAGCAAAGAAGCAATAAAGGCAGCCGGTTTAAATTTCGTGTTATAATGTCCGGCTATGATCTTTTCCCAGGACGCATCTTCGACAAGCAAATAAATAATCGCATTATTGTCGGAAGCACGCTTAAACTCTGCCTGAAAGCGATCTCTTTGCTGAGTGAAGCAGCTGCTCAGTTCTTCAAGGTTCATTTTCCTTTCAACAATCACCGGAGCGCTTACTGTTACGGAAGGCGGATATAATTCCATGCCGTCCGGCATTGTAAAGTTATAAGTATAATCTCCGTAACAGAGAGTCTGTCTCCGGTACGGTACGGAGAGGGAATTAACCCTCTGCTCGTACCTGTCTGTTTTTGGGTTCTCGCGTGGATCAACGAGGACTGTCATACTCTGCAAACACGCTTCGATTTCGAAATTCGTCAAAACGGAAGTTCCTCTGCGACGTTATCAGGAACATTTACAAACCCGTTGTCGCTTGATGCGTCGGAAGTAGAGCTGCTGTCATCATATCCGTTCTTTTTCTTCAACTTCGGGAGTTTAAAATCATTATTGCGGATAGACTCTATCGCGGCCGGATAATGAACTTCGGTATAAACAATCGGCTTTCCTTCGATTATTGTTCCTGTCTCGCCGTAAACAAGTCCGATCAGGAGACTTTTCCACTTCGACTCAACCCAATCCCACTTGTAACCGGAATTGGAGTCCTCAAAAGCATTTACCCAACGCATAAAGGACTTCTGCGTCCACTGATCTTTTTCGGAGCCGTCGTCCTTCGGACAGTAGATCGTTGCTTTGCCCTTCCACTTCTTATCTTCGGAAGTGTTGTTGTTAAACTGCGTCTGGAAAAAGTCTTTGTAATCTCCTTCCGCGATATCAAACGCAACAACAATTCTGTCGGAATTTCCGTCCTGCCCTTTTTCAAAGCGAACGTCCTTGATTTTGGCGACATAGCCGCCGACGGGAAGCTGCGAAGAAGCACCCATGTGTCGAGCGTCTTCCTTTGCCTTCTCCCAGTTGTTAAACTGTTTCATTGTTTACCTCCTTAGTCTTCTTAGACTTTTCCTTTTTGGAATCGTCCGAAATGTTGTAATATTCCCTGATAGCCGTGTCTACTGCCTTAAGATCATTCGGAATACGGAGTTCGAACATATCCTCTGGACTCTTGGCAGTTGTGTAGCCATCACTTTGGGTTATAAAAAAGTGCTCTGTGCCTTCCGCTACGCAGTAAAGCACGATTGAGAAACAACCTTCGACTGTCAGTTGATTATCAAGCATCTTGCCGACTGTCTTTGCTTTGATTTCTCCGGTATTACTATCGGTTTCGGTATGATGCAGGAAGTACACTATTACATCATCGGGAAGCTGCTGATTTACGTAGTGAATAAGATTGCGAAAATGGATCGCTATATCAGTAAACTTTCCGTAACCTGAGTCCTTCGCTTTATCGAACATTTCATTTACCAACAGATATTGTGAGTCGTCTATTACGTACTTCTTAAGCTTTGGTCCTGCTTTAAAGCAGTTCATTATTGTTTCATAGGTCGCATTTTTTGCTACCTTAAATTCCTTACGGAACGGAAGTCTTGACTTTTCTACGGCGAAGATCCCAACCTCGTTAGTATCGAAATTCTTGATTGAAAAAGTTTTTCCGCCTCCGCTTTTTCCAATGATTAAAACTGGAAGGCCCATAGTGTTAAATCTCCTTTCTACTGAACAATGATGTTGTTTGACTCTTCCAAAGTAACTCCTTCAATCTGTAAGCCGTCCTTGATTGCCTGCTTAATCTCGTTCTTTTTAGGCTCGACAGTAACTTTTTTGAGGTCTTCGGGAAGAGTATTGAAATCGAAGTTCATTCCGAAGTTTACGCTTGTACTCTTGCGGTATCCGACAGAACACTTGCTGTCCTTGTACTTTGCGCCGTTTAGAGCTATTGCAAGCCACCTTTTAAGGCTCTCAGCCTTGTTTTCGCAAGTCTGCTGTCTCTTCGCGAGATTCTGCTTTTCAATCTTGAGCGCTTCCGCTTCGGCCTTAAGATCCTTTATCCAGCAAGCGACATTCGAGATCTTCTTATCTCGCTCCATGTTCAGTTCCGAAAGTCTTTCCAGGTCGACAATTTCCCCTGTCTCCTCGTCAAGACATTCCAGTATTGCCTGGTCTATTTCGTAAAGTGTCATATTATTCTTCCTCCTTTACTTCTTCCGGCTTAACAAAGGGAAGCTCCGCTATCTCAATCTCTATATTGACCTCGATCTCGTCCTTCTTATCATGCTTGTCTCTGTAGTGAAGTTTTGCCGTTCTTGCGAAGCCGATAGCTTCCTCCTGGTCGTCGAAATAGAAAGTGTTGTACCCGAGTGATACCTTGTAAGATAAAATTGTTTCCATAAAATTAGTCCTCCTTTAAAGAAAAATAGTGATTTCCGATTTTCATGTATTCCGTGCCAAACGAGTGATAGTGCTTGTTACGGAAATAGAGCATATTTGTCGGAAATAAGTCTCTGTTCTTTTGAGCGATCTCAACCGCTCTCATATCTGTTTCTGTGTAGGTGTCCGAGATGGCGAATTGATTTTTTGCATAAACGACAGACTCAACCGTTAGTCCGAAATAGTCGCACCGGTTTAAAACGACTGCTGCCACCGCAGTTTTTCCGATCATTTCCTCGCCACCGGCTTCGGCATGAACAACCCGCGCGATCAGCTCCTCGTCTGTCAATACTGGCTTACTCGGTCTTGTCGGAAGTTCTGCTGTTTCGTTAATTATGTCAACCGTTTCATGTCCTCCGGAAAACTCTTCGACTATCCCGATTGGCTCGGCCTTAACCTCCGGCAGCTCTTCTGTTGCAGCTACTTCGTTTATAAGGTTGTAAATAAGAACCGCTCCGAGTATGCCTAAAATTGCAATAATGACTATCGGAAGCGATTCCCAGTCCGCATTTTTCATACGCTTATGCTCCTTGTAGAATATGGGAAATCGTGATATAATAGATACGTTCATAAAGGTATTCATACTCCTTTCTTAGACACCGGCCCTTTTGATGTTGCAGCATCAGAGGGCTATTTTAATTCTTCGAAAACCTAAGAGCTTTCCGTCGTTGATGATTGCTTCATATCCGCGCTCGTACAATTGCTCACAAAAGTCGATACTCGGATATTCGCCTTCGTCAAGAAAATCATCGGGAAGCAATATCTCGTCAGTCTTCATCATTTCACCTCTTTTCTTTTATTGATTTGATGTGTGATTTACGGAAACCTGTGTCGTATGTCATAAACCCAGTCTTCTCGTTAATCACACCTTTGAGTTTGTAACGATCTTCTTCCCAGACGAGATTTCCGGTATAGCAGTCTCCGTCTTTGAAGGTTATCGTTACTCTCCTGTTAATCAGCTTGTCCAGCTTCTCGTCTCTGTGCATCTATCCTCCTTTCTGTTCGCTTAATTTCACTTTTTTTGTCAAAAAGTAGTGGGCTACGTCAAGTTTTTTCGTCTTAATTACCTTTAGACGACTTATGCACCTATCATGGCAATTTTTTGTGCGGCATAGCACCTATCCTTGCACTCTTTGTATATCTGCTTGTAGTCCATGTTTGCTTCAATGCCGTTTCTAATCATGGACAGAATGAGATTCTCAAAGATTGATAAGTCGTGAAGTTGTGAAGATGTCGCCTGATCTCTGCTTTTAATTCCACAAAGAGCGTTCGCAAGTTTGCTATAAGTCATATAGAGCATATCTGCGTGTGTGCTTCCTTGTGCTTTGGCATACTCGACAAGCTCCTTGATAACATCCGTTTCGGCTTTCCGTGTAATCATGCCCTTCTGTCTTGCTTCGAGCCATACGGAAGTTGATTTCTCCCGGAGAATGCTCTCCATCTTGTTAAATGCTCCGATGTACGCTTCCTTAAACTCTGCTGCCTTCTTTCCTCTATATCCCATGACCAGGAAAGTAAAACCATCCTTTGTGATGTAGTACATGGGATTGAATCTTCCGGTTGAATCCTTATATTTACTCTCCACAAAATTGTGGGCAGTAAAATCATCCGAGCAATCTAAAGCCTTAATGTCTCTTAATACTGCGTCGTGCCTTTTGTGAAACATTTCAGCGATTAACAAGCTCGTTGTTACCGCTTCGTCTTTTCTTAATGTGACTAATTCGTTCAAATGTTTTCTCTTTTCCGTAGTATGTGAGCTTTTTCGTGGTATTATTTGGTAAATAAAATATCCTCAAGAGGAATCTCTAATTTTTCGGAAATCAATACAGCCTTCCCGATTTTAATGTTTTCCGGATCATCTTCCCACGTTCTATAAGTGTTTACATGAACTCCGCACAGCTCTGCCATTTTCTCCTGTGATATGTTTTTTACCCTTCGCCACTCTTTAATTGTGAGCTTCATTTTGACCTCCTTTCCATATATTGTGCTTCTCGACTGTCCTTAATACTATCTGTTGTATCTCCACAACCTGTTAAGTAGTTTATACTATTTTCGTGGTATTGTCAACAATATATTGTATTATTTTTCTAAAAACTATAAAATGTTCTTAAGGAGGTGATTGCATGGCATTTGCACATAGATTAAAGGAATACAGACTTAAATCGAAAATGACACAAAAAGAACTTGCCGGAAAAATCTGCGTAAGCCAAAAAGCTATATCATCGTGGGAGGTTGGCAGATCGGAACCGACAATGAAAGAAGTAACAAAACTCTGTAAAGTTCTCGACTGTACTATTGAAGACCTTACAGATACCCGAAAACGCAATATCGGAGAAATAACAAAAGAAGATATCCTTATAAAAATCAACGACCTGGATATCAATGATTTAGAAGAGATAGACGACTTAATTCAAAAAAGAGTTGAAGATCTTAAACAATACGCTATGTTTGAGCTTCAAAAACAATCACTTGAAAAACAGTTAGCTGAAATGACAGCAAGAGTGAAAGCTTATGAGGATAAAATAAATGAACATAAGAAAACTCCCTTCCGACAACTACCAGATTCGGGAGATGGTTAATGGAAAAACCTACACTCTAACCGTAGATCATAAGCCCGGTGCAAAAGAAGCTAAAAGCCTCATGCAGCCCCTTATAGACAATGACACGAACATTTCCCCTACTATGACATTGAAAGTGGCTCTACGGGGCTATATCAGCGCCAAGAGCAATATTCTCTCTCCGGCAACGGTCCGCCGATATAATCAATACATAAACACTATTCCGGAAGACTTAAAAAAGTGCCGGCTGCTTACCATCACCAAGCCGATGATCCAGTCAGAGATAAACCGCTTCGCTTCAGATCACGCTCCGAAGACGGTCTCTAACTATTCCGGTTTTGTCCTGGCTGTTTTTAATTTCTACGGAAAAAAGATTGAAGGCATTATTCTCCCGCAAAAAGAGAAAAAATCTCAATATATCCCGACAAAAGACGATATTTCATTAATCTTCACGGAGATAAAAGGCTCTCCCTTCGAGGTTCCGATAATGCTCGCCTGCTTCGGACTTCGCAGATCGGAAATCTGTGCTCTCCAACTCGACGACCTTTCCGGTAACACCTTGACCATCAACAAGGCCCTCGTCGAAGATCCTGACGGAAACTGGATAATCAAATCGACCAAAACAACAGACTCCACAAGGGATGTCGTGATTTCCGACTACCTCGCCGATCTGATCCGGCAGCAGGGATATGTTTACAATGGTTTCCCGGGATCTATCAGGAGCCACCTGATCCGCGTACAAAACAAGCTCGGCATTGAACGTTTTTCTCTCCACAAACTCCGGCACTTCTTCGCCTCATATATGCACGACCTCGGTTTTTCCGACAAACAGATCCAAGACGCAGGAGGTTGGAAGACCGGAAATGTAATGAAAACCGTTTACACTCACTCGATGGATTTGGCATGTGCCAAAAATAAAATGGCTGAACAGCTTCAAAAACTCATATAATTTCCGTGCCAAATTCGTGCCAAATATTTTTTTACCGATTTCTGAAACCCTTGAAAACAGGGCATTTCTGAAGACAAAAAATAAGCCGTAAAATCAAGGTCAATTTTCATCAAACCCTTGAAATTACGGCTTTTAATATCATCGGAGTGGCGGGATTCGAACTCGCGAATATTCGTGCATTTACGGTATTTTGCGAGAATTTCATGCCAAAATCATGCCAAAATATTCTTTATTTCTGCCGGTTGTACCCTATCGTACTTATTCCGAGACAAGCTCCCAGGAGAGCATTTATTGCCACAATCGTAGCTGCGATCTGTTCACCATACGGAAGCTGCCATATTGCGAATATAGTCTGCACGAACAATGCAAGTGCCGGCAACGCGATCATAGCGATATACTTAAGTATATTATAGATTTTATCGGAAAATATTTTCATAGGTCAAGCTCCTTTCTCGTCTGGCTTATGGTTTGGAAGGTGTATTAAATCTTCCAATCTTGCATCCAACACGGCATTAGCACCGACTAAATGATGGTAAGCGTCGTATTGATTCAGCCAATCGTCAAGGTAAATCTGTTCAACGTAGCCTTGCTCCATGTATACGTCGTATTGTTTAAGAAGCTGTGATCGCATCTGCGCTTTTTGAGCCTTTTGGAGAATGTTCACGCTTTGAATTGCTTTCATTAAAGTTTTGAACATAAAGACTACGATTGTAAACACCCCGGGAATACCGAGTAATGCCATCCAATTAACAAAAGTTCTGATTTCTTCGCTCATTTCATCTGCCCCTTATCCAAGTAAAAGTTTTTTCCAAGTCTGCGCCCTTGCTGTCAGAACACCGTCAACGTCACGACCTTTTGAACCGACAATTTCACTCTGGTATCTTTTACAAGCGTCTCGCATACCGTTACCGTAACAAGGCTTACGCCCAAAATCGGCTTCGATCTCGCCGTCATAGTACCCAAGTTCACGGAAATATCTTTCAAGTGGAGTAACAAGTGCATTGTTTCTGTTGGAAGTCGTGGAGATGGTAATGGTCTTACCAAAAGCGGCAAGGTCGGAATCCACATTCAAAATCTTCCGTACATCTCTACGGAAATCTTCGGAAGTATATACAAGTGGAATAGGCTCTGCATTGTAGTCAACCCACGGAAGTTTACCGTGTTTAGTCCACTGACGAGACTTGCCGTTGCAGGAATACCCAAGATTGCCAAGACCTGTCTTTTGAACACCGCAATCCCATGCCGGAGTTGACTCGATTATTACTCCTCCGCCGATATACACTCCGCAATGCCCTTTGATCCATACCAACTCCCCGTCAGCTATATGGGTAAAGTCTGTCGATACATCGGAACAAGCGTTTATCAGACCTAACTCATTGATGTCAGGAACACCGTTAGACTTGTATTCTGCTCCGCCGTAAATCTTTGTCGTATCGCCGCACCATCCCCACAGAACACCTTTAACAAGTCCGCAACAATCGGCGAAGAAGCCGTTTGATGGACAAGCATCAATCTTTTTCCAACGGGATAGATTAGCCGCGTTTTTGTATCTCTTCTTGTTATTTGCGTTTGCCACCGCACCGAAAGCACCGCTCACATAGACCGTAGGTTGCTTCTCAAAGAGTAGTAGTCTGTTGATAAATTCGCTCTGTTTCATAATGTCTCCTTTACTTCATTTCATTTTTCATTTGAATTGTTAAGGTTTTATCCCTGTTTTTTGAAAAAATAGGGTGTTTATAATATCCATAGGTTGAGATTTGCACTCCACATGATAAGTCTACTCATAGCCGATTATTTATCAATGAATCCAATGGTCTATATGCACTTGCGTCTACCTATTCCGCCACTATGGATTGTTTCATTCTGTTTCTCCTTTTCTTCCCTGTAACGCATTATATTTTTGATTAATACATTTTGCTTTTTCTTTACTTTCACCAAGAAGTTTTATAAGTTTTTCTTTTAATACATCTGCTTCTAAATTCTCAACAGTATGTATTAAATTTTCATACTCTACGTCAAAGTTATCTGATTGAAGGAGATTTATAAACTCGTCACCGCCTAATACAGTAAAGAGTAAAATTATTATAGTCCATATATCATTATCATTCATAAAACCACCCCTTTAATACAAATACACTGAAACATCTACAGTATGACCGCTTATTTCTATAGCTAACGGAGCATTTGCTCTGCAAGGAATAAAACAAATAGGCTCACCAGCATAAGCGTTAATTGTAACATTAAAAGATGTGCCAAAATAAGGATCATATCCATCTCTTATTCGACCTTTTATATTCTGCGCTGATGTAGTCATATTAGCACACAATACAACAAAACCTTGCTTTGTAGGTGTAAGCGTTGCTCCTGTATTTGAAGGTGTTATTGTACCTAATAAAGTTTTATTACCATATTTAGGAAGAATATCATCTGTCATAGCAAATGTGCCATCTTTATTAGGCAATGTATTTGTATGACTACTGCCCGTTGCAGAAGTTATGATTTTGCTGTATCTTGAACCACCTGCATAGATGTATAATGCGCCCGTAGTGTTAGATGCGGCACCACCTAATGTTAAAGCACCTTCCCCACCTGATACAACTATTACTACGCCACCATTAAAAGTACCACCGTTTGCTTTTGATACAAAATCTGTCGGTATATCCCCCACTACAGCCAATTTACCGTTTTTTGACGGCAAAGTGTTTGTATAAACTGTACCTGCGGAATCTTCTTGTGGTTTGAGTGTGTTACCGCCTATTGCCATTCCACCCGAAGCTTCAATTAAAAGGTTTAGTTCAAGAGCGCTATTCGTACCTTTTAAAATCAAATTTCCCGTCATGGTATCACCCGACTTTGATACCTTTGTGGATATATCTGGAATAGTAGGCTTATCGGACAAATCACTGTAAGAGCCTGTGAAAGCTACGGTCTTTAAATCTGTGAAAAACTTTTTGATTTTTCCAAGGATTGTGGCAAAAGTATCTCCCGAAGCAATGTTTGTCCTTGTTGAAGCTTCTGTAAATGCCGTATCAACGGAAATTGTGGTATTTGTAATGTCAATGCCATCACCCTCGGTATATGTGCTTCCACCGTTCGGGGCATAAACATCTACTGTAGTGCCGTTTATCGTTATCTCTGCAATCTTTGTTCCGCTTCCTACTACTTGTGTCCAAGATACTGCATCGGCACTGTCAGATATGCCCGAAAGTTTTGTCTTTTCTGCCGTCGTGTAATCTTCTGCCGAAAGCCCTTTTCCTGTAACCTTGTCAACCTTGTCAGCCAAAAGCGTATCAACTTGCGTTTTTGTATAATAGTTCGACAAGTCAATCTCTGTCGTACCGATATGCTCCCAAGCGTTATTCACATACAGAAATTCGTCATAAACATCTTGTGTTCCTGCCGTCTGTTTCGGAACAAGGTAAATCGTTGTAGTTGAGATATCCTGTGTTGGCAAGGTCTGAACAACAAGGATATTAAGGGTAGTTATTGCCCCTATAAGCGAATTGACTTCTGCTTGTGTGTAGGTTTCACTCTTAAGATAGTAATTTGCAAGGTTATTTACCGTATTTGTGATAAACCCCTCGTCATTGGTTAGGTCTGATAACTTTGTCGGCTGTGTCGGAGCATACATCTTTGTAGTCGTGCCATTGATAGTGATTTCGCCTGTTTCTGTACCGTTTGACAAGGTTTGCGTATAACTGACAGAATCGCCTCCGCCACCATCAATAAGCTGATTTACCATCTCACATAATCTGATGATAACTTTGGAAGAGCCTGTATAATTTATCTTCTTAAGAGCCATATCTTATCTCCTAAAAGGGTTTGTTGGTATATCCTTCAGCGCATACTCCGCACTTGATATTGTTCTCAATTAAATGCTTCGTATCTTCGTTCTGCGCCATTTCATCCCATATCTGATAGATTGCATTTTCGTCATAACTGTCGGAGTGTAGTTTCTCCATAAATTCTTTGATACCGATGTGAGGAACAATGCCGATTAAACTTCCGCTTCTGTGCTTCTCCATCGAAGCCATTGAGAACATCTCGGAAAAGACTTCATCGGTTATATCTTCTTCAATACGCTTATAGCACTTGTGGTAAAACTTCTTGATGTATTCCCAATTCTGACGCTCAAATACAGGCTTCCTTGCAACCGTCTCAATGTAGTAGTAATAAAGATTAAGCAACACTCCAACAATCTGCTGACTAACTGCTCCGCTAAAAGGTCGGGCTTTCTTTGCATTTTGGATAGCGTAAATCATGTTGTCTGTCCAACCGCAAAAGCACTGGTCATAAGCGTACTGTCCGTCATTTATGCGAGTGATGGAATCCTTCTTGTTGTGCCAAAAGTAAACTGTTTCGGGAATGTATCGTATCTGCTCATTCGGATTGTCGCAGAGCAATTTTACCCACATATTAAATCCTGCATCTTCGTTTGCTCTGGTCTCATTAAAGTGGATTTTGTACTTGTCAATCCACTCTCTGCGATAAATCTTCCCGAACATCCACACCATATCATTCTGATGCGGTACAAGGTGCTGTAAATCGTCTCCTAACTGCATAAACGATGCACTGCAACACTTTATAGCTTCATTCGCCTTAATGCCCTCCAAGAGCGTTTCAAGAGCGATAGCAGAGGCGAATGTATCGTCTGCATCGATGCAAGTGAAAAATTCGTGTTCGGTTATGTCTATGCCCTTCTGACGAGCGACACCTGCGCCACCATTCTCTGTCAAGATTATTTCCTTTATCGGAAAATATTTGCGGAACATATCGAGATACTCTGTATAATCTCCGTAAGCATCGTTCACAATCGTTACATCCACCTTGTCAACGATAGTCTGCATAGCGATTGAAGATAAAGTCCGTATGATTGTTTCCTGTGCCTTGTATGCAGGAATAATAATGTCAATTTTTCCGTCTTTCATAAAACTCCTTAATACCAAACAATGCAATTATTCGCTTCTAACGACCAACCGCTTACGCCACCGCCATATATATTAAATCTACTTGGTACATAAATCGGACTATTTTGGTTCGTGCATCTTTTAAACATTCCGTCAATATAATAAAGGTTAGAAGTATTTGGTATGGTTATCTCTTGATTTAATTCAAAGCAATCCTCAAACATACTCGAACAGTTAAATACATATTCTGGAAGTGTTATTGGCTGATTGAAACTCCTGCACCCCATAAACATACCGTTGCAATCAACATAATTGCTTGGCGACCATGATATAGGACTATTGAAAGACGAGCAGGAACGGAACATATATTTGCAATTTGTCACACCATTGGAAATATGTATCGGCTGATTAAACTTCGTACACTGATTAAACATATTACCGCAATTCATAACAGTATCGGGCATTGTTACAGATTGTCTCATGTTCCCACACAGATAAAACATTTCAAAGCAATTCACGATGTTATTTCCGATAGTGACAGGGCTGTTCATTTCATAGCAACCATAGAACATACCCCTACAATCTCCGCTTGCGTCATGGTCTGGGATATTAACAGGTTGATTGAATTTACGACAAAATCCGAACATATAATACGGATTTTTTGCAAATAAGTTTGTCACTGGTTGATTAAATTCATTACAGCCATAAAACATAGAACGTGCCGAATCAATATAATATGGTTTTTCAATAATTAAATTATTGAATTTATTACAATCAATAAACATGCCTTGGCAAGACTCCAAATTACCATTTCCATTTGCAGAAAATACAATTTGTGAATTAAGATTATAACAATGTCCAAACATATCTCCACAGAAATTTACATTATTACCTAATGTATGAGGAGAGTTGTAATTTGGCACATTTTCAAACATACTTAAACAATTTGTAACGCTATTCGGAACATTTACAACCCCATTAAAAATGTCATTTGTATATGGATTGTTCATTAAAGCATTTTCTGTTCCCATAGGAAGATTTATATTTCCATAATGATTACTTACGTATATTTCAACTGTTTTATTTGCAGTATTAAAGTTGTAATGGCTTCCTGTAAAATCAATATTTAATTCATAAGGCTGTGAAAAACTTCCTTCAAATCTCATAACTTCTCCTTATGCCAATACTACTTCTTTGTCGTTATAACTACTCGGAATAGGAAGGTCGTGAAGGTTATCAGCTTCAATATTTGCAATGTTTAACCCTGTGATTGTATAAGCATTGCTTGATTCTGTATAAATCACATAGCGCAAGAAGTCCAAAGCAGCAACCGTTACTGAAAAACTTGTTTGAAAATCCCCATAGGTAACGATTACATCCTGAGTGCCGACCGTACCCAACGCACTACCATTAGCCGGACTAAACGTGCAATCATTTGTTATATCAACCGTCCCCCCGTCATTTGCTTCTGCGTATATTTCAACATCGGTCAAATCCAAACTCTCCCCTTGCATATAATTAACCTTTGTCGGGAGTTGATTGACATAAATCCTGATAATTTCAACCTTGTCAAGATTTTGCGCCCACAAATAGCCGATAGCATTGTTCGCGTCAATCGTGAAACTGCCAGAAACAGCCTTGATATACACTTCAAGATTTGTCCTTGTATTCTTTACAAGTCCGGCAAACTGATAATTCAATGCTTGTGTATACAGACCATCTTCGTATACTTCGATAGGCTGATAACTTACATCAGTTCCGTTTAGAACATACTTAATCTGTGCCTTAGCCGGAGTTATATAGTATTCGTTATTTGCTTCCGCCTCGTAAGTTGTGGCTGTCATTATGACGCTTCCTTCAAAGACGAAATCGGTTGTATCGGTTGCAAAATGTTCAAAAGGAGTAAAGTCTAATATCTTAACGAAACTATTTGAAACATTGACTTGTGATGCGTTATGTGCTTGATAATGCTTAATAACCGTATTGTCAATGGCTCGTTGCATTTCACGCATATCAGCCTTGATCGTATCAATCTGCGTGGTCAGATTAGAGATAAATACGGTCTGATATTCCTGACCTTCCGCTTCCGTACTGTCGAATAATGCCTGAACGCCCTTCAACGACCTTGACAGTACATAGAAATCCATATTCGTGCTTGTCCCGGTCGAAGGATCGTAGACAGGATATGTGATAATGTCGCCCACTTCCACCCAGGGCATACCGTAAGTTGTAGCGGAATACGGAACATACACTTTTCCGTGAACATTCGGATATATATTCTGTGCAATAGCCAACAGTACCACATCGTCAAGGTTGTAAGTAAACATATTTCCTTGAACGACATAAGTGTTCCCGTCAGAGCCATAAGCTGCGCCGACTTCGTTCTCATTCTGCCGGACAATGACCTTCTCAATGCTCTGCACATTAAACCGCTGATAATCAATGCTCTTGTAATAATCAACGGCTTCATAAGTTGTGCTTGTTATCGTTGGAAGCACCCGAAATTCAAACTGACCACTCCGATTGATTATTCCGTAAACGGCATTGATCTGACAGATCGCCTTGATAACATCAATCGCCGCAAGGTTTACGGGGATATACTGTCTGTCTATCTGTATCGAGTCATTAACAAGCGTAGTAGCTACCGCCGTCAATCCCAAGTAAGTAAAGAGCGAAGCCCTGAAAGAGCCAAGCGTGAGCGGAAATGACAGATTTTTATACCAAGTCGCTACATCCGTTTGCCCTATCGTATAGAGCGGATCGTAGCAGACAAAACTCACGGCTCCCGTCGTATAATCTTTCGTCTCTTGCTCGTCAACATACCCGTGAAAGAGCGTTATTGTCTCCGTAGTGCCCGACTTTATCGTTATCGTTACAGACTGACCTTTGAGATTGCCGGAAGCCCCTAAGAGCGTGAAAGACGCTTTGCTACAATTACACCCGGTAAACTGCAAGTAATTGTTGCTCTCAAGAAATTCGTCAAGCTGAAAAGATTCGTTGTCAATCTGCGTATTCGAGTATGTATTCGCTCCGATAACAATTGTGAGCGTGTTCGGTTTTAAATTTTTGAATGATGTTTTTGTCGCTGAAGTAACATTTATCATATCAATACTCTGTTAATTTAATCGGTGTTGCAGCGTAGTTGATTCCGCCGGAAGTATTTCTGTGAGTAATGGTCGGCGCATCCATATAGAACGTGCCTTCTTTGTACTCGCAAGCGTAATCATCCCAATATTTCACAGTAAGATTTTCCTGAGTGGTAAATATGCCCTTCACAGTATCCTGTTCCGACAGATCGCGTTCCCTCAAGCTGAATGAAATCGTAACCTTCCGATTGTCGAGGACCTGCTGATGTTGAATTTGCGCTGCGTCTTTCCAATCGCTCGGGATCCTTTTATTCTTTACGAAGCTATACGATCCCTTCTGTATCAAATCATTGCTGATAATCGTGCTTCCAATCTTCACACGATATCCCAAGTAAGTTAAACTCATGCTTCAACAAGCCCCCTTCCGGTCATTTTACGGTTTTCCCGGTCAGCTTTTACGATAAA